GCATTTAACATCAATCTGCATTATACGAAATCGAAATTTAAGAGAGGGCACACTACTGTCTAATAGTGTGCCTGACTCCAAAAAGTTTTTTTAAATACGCTTATTATATTAATTAAATCAAATGCTTACTATTTAATGAGAAAGTTTCGCAACAATAGGCTATTTTGATTATTTTTCGCTCATTTCTTTAGCTTTTTTTAGCCTAGATTCTAGTGCTTTTATTTCCCAGTCTTTGCTGTCTAACTGTTCTTTCAAACGAGTATTTCTAAAGTATATGTATACTCCTATACAGCTAAATATAAATAATGCCCATCCAAATCCTTTGAAGAATCCTGACCAGTAAACTGCTGTTGATAGATCACATCTCAATTGGTTCATTAATTCCATTATTCATCTTTCCCTAATACTTCTTGTCTGTACTTCAGAACTTCTTCTGCTTTTAAATTTTTCAAATGATACTTAATAAGGGCATGAATTACGTCACTTTCTGCCATTAATGATTTTTTCTGAACAACAAATTTCATCAATGTTTCTTTAACGTCTTCAACTTCTTCGCTACGTATTTTGTAGACTTTGCTCATTTGTTAATGCCTTGTAACTAATTAACTTGGTAACTTTTTAAATATTAACCTGTTTTACAGGTTGACAAGTTACTTAGTAATTTTGTTTAATTTCTTAAACTAGGTTACCTAGTAACTTTTGGGTGAGATTAAACAAATATATGCTCGATTTTCTACGGTTAGCGATACCAATCATTCCTACGCATGTGCGTAGTCTTGATAATCATCATTGGTTCAATGGTGATATTCGCGACTTTGGAATTCCTGCTGCAACTCGTCATGTTTCTAAAGATGATGAAGGTCAAACTACAACAGGGGAGCTTTATCACCCTTATGAGAAGTTGCCTTCTGATTACACTGATATGGCGATGAAGTTTTTCACTAATACGATGAATACAGTTCCATATGTTGAGATAAAAGCTTCTCCACTCAAGTTACTGCAAGGGCATAACGTCTACGGTTTTGAATGTATCGAGCTTGGCTCTGATCATATGCTAGGTATGTTGTTTGAAGCATTTCCACAGCTCTTACCAATACTTGATTTACAGAACATCGAAGTTCTTTGTGTCGATACGACATATCTAGTTCGCCTGCCACATCAAAGCATGGTACAGCCGACACTTGATTACATGGCTAATTTAGCTGCTGGGCATCGTAAAGCTAGACAAGTGAAATATGAGAATTTTATTTCATGGGGTAATGATGGTGCATCTATTCGCCCTAAAGCCTATGGCAAATTTGAAGAAGTCAAAGCTCAGTTACATAAGATTCAGAAGAAAGCAGACAAGGGCTGTATGCGCTCTAAATCTTTAGTTTGTTCTATGCATGATGTTCTTCCATTTGCAAATGCTGTCGTCCGTCTTGAAGCTCGCATAACTAAAACTTATATGTCTAAAAACGGCATACCAACAAATTTATTTCAGCTAATCAAGCTGCAACGTGAACAGCCAGAATTATTGCTACGCCTCTGGCACGTAGCTTTTGACCCGATACTAGACCGAATGAAGGGTAAATATATGAACTTTTCAAACGATGCAGAAATCCTCGAATTATTTAAGTCTAGGTTAGTGACTTATACAAAGACTGGTAAGCCAAGCTTTACCAGAGCGAATAACGCAATGAAATTCTATTCATTGATACGTCAGATCGGTTTGGCTGCAACCAAGAAGCTTTATAACGAAAGTACTTTCTATGCTGCTTTAAAACACTTAGAAACGTGTGAAATTTCAATGGGTCACTTACAAAACCTTGCCAAGAATCCAAACGGCAAAGTTATCCCGTTTGTACGTTTATTCGAATTAAAAATGGCTGATCAATTGCCATCTGATTATGTTCAACCAGTTTCACAATACAGCCCTAAAAAACAGGGTTTATATCTAGTTGCCTGAGGAGGCTTTTACCATGCAAGTTCAATTTAATACACGCACAATTTTACCGTCTGTATATCGCACTGAGAAAGACGGTGTTGAGAAAGTCTATTTATCAACGACAGTTTTTTCACCACAACGTTACAACTTAACTCCAGCACCTGGAGTAATGCCAGTTGAACAAATTGAAGCTGTTTTAGCTCAATGTGCAGACAATGCCCAAGAAGTAGAAATTCAGTTTGTAGAACAACAAACAAAGTTCGGCGCACAGATGCAGATTTTCAGCGTTAAGCCGTTGCCGAAGAAACAGCCTTAAGGATTTAGTCATGACTTTAACTTGCTATCAGTGTGAACGTGAA